TTGTAAATCTTGAGGTCGTATGTGTGTGTCATATCGATGTAAAGTTACCCTTTTTGGCAAATCTATCCAAAAACTGCCGATGGAATGTCCAGAGATAATACTCGGCACAATCGAATAAGTGTCCGGTTAATGCGTCCGGTGCTTTTTTGCCCGAATCGTCTGCCCGTTGCATTAACTCCATGTCTTGAATCAGGTACTTGCAGGTATCAGATATTATCAAGTTGCCATGTTTTGACAACATAGAATTAAGCAATACGATATAATCAACACTTAGGGGATTAGCCGATAAAAGTCGTATCTGTGCATCACTTACGCCCAGTTCGCCTTTGATTATTTTCCAGTTGGATAGACCTTTTGAAATTGTCGTTCTGTTTCTTCCAGAAGCGTCCCCAGTCAATATCAGTCTGTGTTGGTTCGGGTACTTTGCTTTGATTCTTTGACATAATTCGGTAACATCAGAATTGATTATCCGTTCCTCTCCGATTATCCTGATTCGCTTACGGTCTGGAGTGTGCTGAGCATAGATACAAGTCATTGGCGAAACATTAAAGTCGAATGAAATGTAGATAGGCAAGTTCGGGTCTTCCTCAACCTTACCGACATGAACTGAACGGGTAAATGAATAAGCGTAGATACTGCTTTGTGCGGTAATCAAATGAGCCAATACTTCACGCTTGAATGTTTGAGGGTCAAGAGTGGCTTCTAATTGCTCGATGTAGCCCGGTGGCAGGTTGTGTTGATTTACATACGATTCGGCTTGAACTATTGCAATTCGATTTGATTCAACCTGACTGGCTTCTTTGAGTTCGAGATAGTATTTTACATTATCAGGTGGAGTTGTAGCGGTTAGAATTTTATGGGTAAGATTCAACCCTTTGAAGGTTTGACCACGCATCCTTGCCCTGAGTTTGCCGAGTGCAAATTCAAAGTTCCGCACATCACGAGTTTCATCCACAACAATCCAATCCCACTCCGACCCGTTTACGGTGTTGTAATTTTCGAGGCTGGTTAATACCGCATAAGACCCCCAGCGAAAGGTAATAACATTCTCCGAACCGATTCGGGAATAAGGTTTAACGCCCTTCATCTGGCGGTTTACGATATAATCTCGTTCCGGTTGAAGTCCTGCCCGTTGCCAAGCCGATTCGATTCCGGGCAAGGTGGCTGTCTTCATCATCGGTACGGTTGGGGCACATATTAACCCTCGGCTATTCGGTACAGATAGGAATGGTATCGAAGCCATACCAAGCATGAAGGTTTTGCCTACTCCAACGCCCGTAACCATGTGAACTTCCTTAGCCTCGGAGTGATGGAGTAGATAGTACGCTTGCTGTTGGGCTTCGTTTAGTTCGGTCAAAACAATCTTAGTTGAGATTTGAAGTCGTGGAAGCGTCTGTTTTGTTTATCGAAATACTCATGGTCAATTTCGAATCCAACAAAATTAAAACCGCCTTTGTACGATGCAATTCGACTGCTACCTGAGCCTAAATGGGTGTCTAAGATTAGGTCGGTTGGCTTGGCGTATTTTGATAAAATCCAATCGTATAGTTTTACAGGTTTTTGCGTTGGGTGAAATTTATTTAACTTATCTAAATATGCTGAGTGCCTAAACATTTTTGGTGCATTATCAAATGAAGTCCATGCAAGTTCGCAATCGGCAAATGATAACCCTTCTGGTATTTTTTTATCCCAAATAATGTAGTTTTTACATGGTGGCAAATTAAAGTAATTACCGCCCCAAATGATTTGGTTTTTTGATACTCTAAATAATTCTGCAAAGTATTCAAGCGTTGGCGTTTCCTTATCCCAGTCTTTTGGCTTCCACTTTCTATTCCGTATTTTAGATGATTTTTTACTTTTGCCGACGCCCATATTCATGTTTGCTAAATCTATCCCATACGGTGGGTCAACTATTGCCAAGTCAAAATGATTGTCAGCATATCGTTTCATTCCTGAAACGCAATCTTCTAAATATACCTCTGATGTCATATTGACTTATACGCAATTGGCTCAATTTAGTTCGGTCATTCGATAGATTCAAGCCACGCATCAACTGAACTGACCCGAGCGTAAAGATTGCCCCGACCTCTGGACATCATATCCGTAGTTTCATCCAATCGGTTGTGTCGAGTTACAACGATTTGAACCGTATCGAAATGCTCCATCAGTTCGGCTGTTTTCGTTTCCAGAACTTTATGCAATTGGATGGCTTCGGCTTCGGTCATAAATCATTAGCCCGTTTGCGTGCATCCTCCCGAATATATTCATCTTGCCTTTCGACAAACTCACGAGTGCTGGCTAATCGGGCGTAGAAGTTACCCGCACCTTTATGAAGGCATTCGGTAACATCGCCTCGTTTGACCGTAACGCTAATTTGAACGGTGTCAACTACCTCCATTATTTCGGATAGTTTTATCTCAATGAATGATTCGATTTGTTCTGGGCTCATTTTACCACCTGATGAAGGTGTATACATCGTTATTCTCAATCGCAAATCCAAGTTTATTCAACTCAAATTCGGTGTTGTTTTTTAGCTTGTAACTCAATACAAGTTCAGTTGCTCCGGTTTCGGCAACGCTGTGGATGTCTGCCAAAATCAATCCAAGTTCTTTGAGTTTGGAGCGTTCGACTAATTGTCTTGCGTAATCTGCTGTAAATGTTTCCATGATTTTATTTGTTCAGTTTATCAATAGCCTCCTTCGATATGTTTACGGTTATTTGGGGCGGTTGGTATTGTTCGGCTTGATTGTTTGCTGGGTCTGCCTCCTGTGATAACTTGCCGTATTTTTTCGGAGAGAGCCGTTCCATCAGCCACATTCTTGTTTCAACTCGGAGTTTTGAACGGCTTGTAAATTCACGATTTTCAACTAAGCCCTTGCTGGTTTCGATTGCATCTCCGCTTGAATCGTCTGCAATAACCAGACAGGATTCAGCCATTCGGTCTGATTGGGCTTGCTTGCTCCGCGTATAACACTCCGAAAACTTTGGGTATTGGTCAAGCCATAAATAAATAGAACTGGGTGCAGGAAACCAATCAAGTGATTCAGATAAGGCAAAAATACCCTTTTCTGATTTCATTATTTCATCACAGATTCGGTCTGCTAATTCTTGAGTAAATATTGTGGGTCTGCCCCCTTTATTTTTTACCGCTTCGGGTGCGGTCAACCCTACTGGCTTAACTGGTTGTCTTTTTGCCATTTTGATTCAATGCTGAATTTCGCAAATATACGAAATTACTTTGATTCTTTCAACTCGTTCGCTTTGTTCTCGTACCAGATTGCCTTGGATATATCTTGCTCGGCAGAATCTTTATAGCCTGCACGCATCCGATATTTGAAAGCATTTATTTCGCAAAAGTGAATGAGTTTTTCCGTTCCGTAAACTTTCAACATCATTTCGAAAGTTTCGATTGATTGTTTTTTGTAATGGTTCATGGGGCAAAAGTAGTATGTTTTACATTATTTTATTTTCATTTGTTTTATTTCATTTGAATTTATTTAGGTTTATTTGTAATTGTTTAATAATGAGTACTTTAGTATAATATGAATTTTTTCGTGTAGTAGGTTGTAGGTAGTTGTAGTAAGTTGAAAAATTCCTCAACTTACTACGCTTTTGAAAAAAACTTCAAGTTATAACTCTCTAATAATAAATATATTATAATTATTAATTAATATATTTATTTATATTAGAGTAAGATAGTAGGTTGTTTTTGCATTTTTAACTTTTTTTAAATTTTTTTTCTTCAATTCAATTTTGAAAATTAATTTTGAAAAATAGTTTAAACGGCAAAAACTACCACCTCTACCTACTACAAATGCCGTAACTTATTGAAAATTAAACCGTTTAGTGTAGTAAGATGAAAAACAACCCAACTACGACCAACCCCCTCGCCTCGGAAAGCAAAATTCAACAGGTAGCCATCATGGAAATTTGGAACAAATTGCCCCAAACTCGGCTTTGTTTGTTCCATGTTCCGAACGGAATGTTCTCAAATGCTCGTGAAGGGGCTAAATTTAAGGCTCAGGGCGTTATCTCAGGCGTTCCCGACCTTGTGTTCATCTGGCAGGGGAAAACGCATTACATCGAAGTTAAATGCGAAAAAGGCAAATTATCAGAAAATCAAAAAGCCCTGCACCAAAAATGGATGGAGCAGGGCGTTGAAGTTAAGGTAATGAGAAGTTCGGAGGAAATTATTCAGTTTGTCCGGAAATTGGTCGAACAAGATAGACCGTCCGGGGCTGAGAATTTCGCCTCTCAGTAATTTTTAAAAATTTTAATCGGTTCAGGGCTTTTCCCAAAACAACATTTGATATTCTTAGTTGGGTCTTGGATTGAAGAAAAGTTGCAATATCGGAGGCAGTCATGGTAATCGAGAATGGGTCACCCGGTTCGCATATTTCGTAATATTTGGAAAGTAGTTCCTCATTTACATCGGGTGCGGTGTTGTTTGACGAAATAAGTTGAAGAAGTTCGTTTTCCTCAGCATTAAGGAAAGGCGATTCGCCTCCTGATGTATAGCGGTGGTATGCTTCAATTAAAGCGTCGGTCTTGTCAATAGCATAGTAAGTATTCAGGTCGATTGAAGAAGCGTGTATGGGAACGATACGCCTGTTACTGCTGTCTGTGATAATATCGGAATCATTCGAAGTTCCGCAAAGCATAGCCAGTCGCTTTATATCCTCATGGTCTTTGCCGTATGCTCTCCTGAGTGTGGATGAAGTTTGTCCGGATTTGGCTTTCATGTACTTGTAATTAGTTGCCATTTTGCCACCCCACTCGTCATCGCATACTATCCATTTCATGCTCATTAATATATCATCATCCTTGCCACCGGATAGGTCAGATACGGCAAAATAGTTAGTCAGTTCGTTTGGTAGTAAACGCTTCCAGAATTGAGTTTTACCCGTTCCGATTTTTTCACCATAAATAATTGGAATGATTGGGGGCGTTTCTTCACCAAGTGCCCCTGCTATCAATCCGAGGTAGAACTTAGTCAAAAATACCTCAATATAATCAAACATAATATCACCGTTTGGCAAATGCCCATTATAACCGGATATAGTGTCCGCCATTTGCTTAATTACTCCAACAGGCTGTCTATGGTCATTCTTTTGAATAAAATCCAATAGAGGGTGGTATGATGGTATTTCATGAGAGCGTAGATAAGTCGATAAAAGTTGCTGAGGTATTTTCGGCTCGATTTTCTTCAATGCAATATACATTGAGTTCTCTTCTGTTTCGGTAAATACTTCCCCATTATTCTCTAAGCGGTTTGTAATTAAATTGCGTTGGAGTTTATAATTTGAGTTAATAAATATCTCAATGGTATCGACTTGGGAAAAGTTTTTATCGGTATGGTTGGAGGCACTATCGAACGCCCTGTTGACGAGTTCTGTTGCCTCGTTCAGTTCCATTCCGTCCAACTTGGTTATGACATCAATAACCGATTCTTTTGTACGCCCTTGCTTTTTTGCGTGATAAACGGCTTGAAGTGTTCGCTTCGTTTTTGGTGAAGTTATGTTTATTCCTGCCTCTTTGCAATAGTACATGAATGTACCTAATTTGATACCTTGCCCACCCGATTTCAGGAATGCGTTGTAATGCTTATCACAATTAGCCGGGTCGTATTTTTCGCTGAATTGGCTAACGGTATGAAAGTAGGTTCGACCTGCTTCGCCAAAATAATCGGTGAGGGCAAAGCCAATATTTCTCCATAAATAGTATTGACCCTGAGTTAAGTCGATACGATTAGAAACGATTTGCTCAATGATAAATTCAAAATCAGACGAAGCGACAAAATCTGGATGGGTAAGTTTGGGCTGGTCTTTTTTGGGAATGTATTTTTTGAAAATACTGGAACGGTTATTGAAAAATAATCCCGGGTCGTATGATGCAAATCGGGTACGGCTTACATCCTTGCAGGAACGGTCTATTCCTATTTGGTACTGCTGGGAATAATATTTTTCCAACCCTTCGAAAGCGTCTAAGTGCTTTGCCGGGTCGATTCGGACAATTACGGCTAATCCATTACCCCGGATTGATTTGAAGCAGGCATAAGTGTATGGGTCAGACCATAGTTTATTTGCGACATCAAGCATATTTACTGGCTCGATATTATCAATGTCAATGCAGATGAATCCTGAGTGGGCAATTAATCCGTTTGCATTACGCTCTTTAAATTGACCTGATATAGTTACAAGTGGAACGGTTTTTTTAAGTTCGGCATCCTGAGTTTCTCGAATCTTTTCAACCTGTTCCTTCCAAGTGCCGTTTTTTACATCGGCAATGAATTGGTCAATCAGCGTGGTGGCAGTTGACTTGGTATCGTTAATGTTGCGGTAAGAAGAGATTGTCATCGGTTATATCTTTGTTGTAGTTCAAGTTGAATTTTTACCCATCCTTTTTTGTACCCTTTGATTTTCTGATATTGCCAAAGTTCATCAGTTGTCATTTGTGATGGTCTTTTATTTAAGTGTTCAGGTATTGTGGGTTTGACAAGTTCGGCAAATTCGGCAAATACTGGAGTAATTACTTTTTGTTCTTTTTGGTGTCCGCATTCTGGGCAAATTGAAGTAGATACGAGCATCATTGCCTCGCATGATTCGCATAAACGGACAGGGAAGGCATTTTGTTTGTCGGTTTTCTTCTTTTTTTCCGTTAGTGACCAATCTCGTTCAATATCATACCACCCATGCCTGAGTACATTATCTCCATGGTCAATGATAACAAGGTCTTTTTTATTTGGGGCAGGTCTTAATCCACGCCCGACCATTTGAAGGTATAGTGCGAGTGATTGCGTTGCTCGGTTCAAAATTACGCATGATATGTGAGGCATATCGAAGCCCTCCGTAAATAATCCAACATTGCACACGCCTTGAGTTAATCCAGAACGGAAACGGGCTATTGTGTTATCCCTAATTAGTTGGGGCGTTTCACCGTCTAAGTGTTCGCAGTTGATATTTGCGTTTTGAAAGGCTTTGGCAGTATTTTTGGAGTGTTCAACATTGACACAAAAGACAATAAATGGGCGGTCTTTGGCAAACTTGATATAATTGTCAACCACGCCAGCGTATAAGGTGCTTTTATTGAATTTGGAATAAAGTTCGGCAGAGTTGAAGTCACCTCCAATAGTTTTTACATTGGTAAGGTCAATATGTTCCTTACTTGCGAACTTGCGAACGGTGCAAAGGAAATCGAGTGAAGTTAGGTGGCTAATACTTATCGGGTTGACTATATCTTTAAAAATATCCCCTAATGGCTTACCGTCAAGTCGTGACGGTGTGGCTGTCATTCCAACGACAAAGGCGTGAGGATAATGGTCTAATATAATCCGGTAAGAATTTGCCATTGCGAGGTGGCATTCGTCAATAAATATAATGTCGGGTGGACAAATTAGGCTTAACCTATTCCGGAGCGTTTGTACCGATGCGACATTTAGATTTAATGATGGCTTTGTATTGCTACCTTGAATTAATCCTGGTGCAAGCCCGAACGATTCGAGGCGTTCCGTTGCCTGTGTAAGTAGTTCTTTTCGATGGGCAAGGAATAGAATAGATTTGCCTTTAGCAGTTGCAGAATGAATCATACTTGCAACTATCGTAGTTTTACCGCCCCCAGTCGGCACGCATAGAATTGAGCGTTTGTGCCGTTGTATGCTGGCTCGGAGCAGGTCGATTGCCTGTATTTGGTATGGTCTTAAGGTTTGCATAGAATTGGTTTGCCATCAACAAGGTCAAAGTGAATTAAACCAGATGTAAGTATTTCAATAGTTACATCGTTAATCTTAACCCATTTTATCCATTTGTCGGTTGCAGTTTCATACATCCCAACTTTGACCAGTTTCAGGTCTGAATCGATTGTTTTGATTTTTAAGTAGTACATAATTTTGAGTCAATAAAAAAGGGCTGAACAGAACGGTGCAAGCATTCTATTCAACCCTGAGTTTATCCGATGAAGGAATATCGTTTAGGCTCTTGCACAGCCTGTATTTTGTATCTAACGCAAAAATAAATTAAAAGTTTTGTAACCTTTGTGAAAATTGTGCGTTAAAACAGAAAAAAAACGAAAACACTATGACACATTGGAAGCAACTCACAAACCCTGACTATTTCGGAAGTCACGATTTATTCGAATCGGACAATCAGTATCGGGAAGTAATCGTTACGCTCGTAACGGTTGAGAAGAAAGCCGTACCGGGTGCGGATGGAAAGAAGTCGGATTGCATCGTAGCAACTACGAAAGAAACGAAGCCGATTATCCTGAACAAGACGAACTGCAAAACGATAACGAGATTGCTCGGTACACCTGCAATCGAAAAGTGGGCAGGTCAGCAGGTAAAAATTGGAGTTGATAAGGTCAAAGCGTTCGGGGATGTAACGGATGCTTTGAGGGTTCGGAATGAGAAGGTATCGCAAAAGCCAGCACAGGACTATTCAAAGCAGTTGGAGGCAATCCGGAACGCACCTGACTTGGCTACATTGCAGACGCTTTGGAAGGGTCTGGACAGCGAAGGTCAAACGGCTTGTTTGGCGGTAAAGGATGAAAGAAAATCACAATTAAACACTAAGTAATATGATAGAGCACAAAGTTGAACAAGGCACGCCCGATTGGCATAAGTTGCGTATCGGAAAAATTACCAGCAGTCGTGTCGCTGGCATCATGAAGTCGGACAACCTGAAAGTAGTCGACGAACTTATTTATGAACGAGTATGCCCCGATATGGCAGTCTGGGATGAAGTCGATGGCTTCGTATCAGAGGCGATGCAATGGGGGACAGACCATGAGCAGGAAGCGTCTGATGCTTACACCAAGCAGACTGGTCACGAATTGGAGCAGGTCGGATTCTGCACACATGACCGCTTGGAATACCTTGCAATGAGCCCAGACAGATTAACTCCAGACAGGACAGGTGGTATTGAAGTCAAATGCCCTTCGACTAAGACCCACATCCGTACGATTCGGATGGGTGGATTGCCGAACGACCACAAGTATCAAGTGTATCAGTACTTTTTGGTAAATGAGAAGTTGCAATGGCTTGACTTTGTATCTTACGACCCCAGATTCACGCCCAGACCTTTGTACATCCATCGAATTGAGCGGAACGATATAATCGACGAGTTGAATACATTGGAGGCTGAGGTGGTCAAATTTTGGGCTAAATTTGAGAAGTATTATAACCAAGTAACATTTTAAATCATGCAAATAACAGGACAAGTTAAGAAAGTGCATCCAATCGAATCAATTGGGGCTAACGGATTCCAGAAAAGAAGAATCTGGATTGAAACAGAGCAGGACAGCAAGTATCCGCAGTTGGTTGAGGCTGTATGCGAAGGAAAGAAGGTAGGCGTTGCAGATAGCATAAATGAGGGTGATGTTGTCGAAATCGAAGCGAACCTGAACGGCAGAGAATACAACGATAAGGTATTCAACACTATTTCAATCTGGAGAGTAACGGTTAAAGTTAAGGCTAATGTAAGCCAGCCAGTACCAGTTCAACCTGCACAGGATGAACCTGATGACCTCCCATTTTAACCTACTCTTTGAACTCGCCATGGAATCAAACGCTGTTATCGCAAATCTGAACCTAACCTATCAGCGTCATCCCGAATCGAATCGCACATCGGTAAGCCTTAACGGGCTTCCGGTGGCGATTATCGAGCGTGAGCCGGGCGAAGTGTTCAAGGTGCAAATGATGTCAATCAGCACGAACAATACGCATGTAGTCGGGTCGGTTGCGGTGTATGAGTTTTTGAATCAGGAGTGTTCGAGTTGGATTTTTTCGTGCTGGAAGTAAAAATAATTGGTTTGATTTTCAGCGAGTTATAAAAATAATGCAAAAAAAGTATTGACTTTGTTGAAACTCTATGTAACTTGCCCTCGTTATCAGTTTAACATAAACAAAAACGACATGGCACAGATTAAAAAAACATTCGTAAGCAATTCTGGAATAGTCATTAACACATCGAGTAAGTCAATGATTAAAAGATTGTCAACTTCAAAATTCTGGCAAGAGCAGAAATAACTAATCAATCTCATCGGGGTCGCATCGTACACGCACAAAAATAAATTCAAACCATTCAAAAACGACACACACAATGACAACTCAAAACATTACAATCGAAACAGTAAATTATTTAGGTCATTCAAATGACAGAAATTTTAATGCTAAAGTGCTTTACAGAAAAAACGGGAAACTTCATTTAGCCCATATTGATATTGACTTCTTTAACAAAAGAGTTTATATTCCTAAACAACCTAAAGAATGTAAAGTATTAAAAGGATTTCAACAAGCGATAAATCAAAATCAAGGATTTTAATATTCACACATCCACCGGGGTCGCATCGTACACGCAAAATCAATCAAACACTTTAAAAAACGACAAAATGACAACTCAATTTGAAATCAGCAAAAAAAACACGGTAAAAGTTACCGTATGGGCTAACCCAACAACACAGGAGATTTACCCAGCCAATCGTAACTCATTCGGATGGAATGCAGAGCGTGTTATCGGGGATGAATTTTACAAAAAATATGGCTTTGGTTTAAAGCATTCACAGGGCAAATCAGATTTTAGAAAATTCTACTATTCAGCAAACGAAATGCGTAAGGCAGGGTTTCAATTAGTTCAGCGTGGTCAGCGTCCACTCTGGGGTGGTCAGGAAGTTACCGAAACGCCCGAAATTAAGCCAGTGGTTGAATTATCTCAAACTTTACAGGCTTGGGTTAAGTCAGGAGCAAAACATCCTGCACCTGTTAGCGTATTGGCTGAAAAACAAGAATCAGGCTTAACTTGGAATCAAATCGTAAATTCTATAATTTTTTCAGCCTGATTTTCAACGAGTTAAAAAAATAGTTTTGTTAATGTTGAAACTAAATATACCTTTGTACTCGTTAAACATAACATAAACAAAAACGACATGAACACAGCGACACAAACACAAGACCTAAACCAGTTGCAGAAATCAATTCACTTCGGAATTGGATGGGAAAAAGTTAGATGCAACTTTACCCAAATTAGACCAAACGCATTTGTATCAAAATACGAAAACTCAATCACTGGAGATGAGATATTTTTCCTTATCGAAAAGGGCACTTGGAAAGTATTAGCATCAGGCGATTGCATATCAGATTTACTTTAATCAGTTTCATCAATCAAACACTTTAAAAAAACGACAAAATGAACACAATCCAATTAATCCACTACATTGCTACCCATCCTGAATTTACCTGTATTGTAATAGGTGATAGTGACGATTTTACTCCGATGCAGGCTGTTGAATTTCTTTCTTCATCTTATTGTGCTGAACCAATATTCAGAATAAATGATACGCTCGAAAAATCAACCCTTTTAGTTTACTAACCCATGAAAAAGCACATCGACACCATCATTCCCTATCTAATTGCAGTATTTTTAATCGTTCGACTTTATACAATTTTCGCATGAACACTACAACATTCACACCCGGCTGGTACTTGCCGAAAAAAAGCAAAACCGTAAACGAGATAATTCTTGTTAGCACAAACCCAACCGTTCCAACCTCACCTCATGCCGTTTGGTGCGATGAGCAGTGGTTGGAGATATTCCAAAAATCAGGCGTAACGATTAAAACCGATTCGAAATGAAACCAAAAGCAACTTTTACCGATTACCTTGTGGCTGGGTTATTAGCCATGTTTGCCTTTATCGTATTGATTCAACTTTTACGATTTATTTTTGAATGATGCTCAAACCACTAAAGATAATCGACATCATTCGGGAATTACCGCCCGAATCGAACGCAAACGAGGCTGTATTAGCCGTTTGGGAGCGTCAAGGTGTGAATCTATCACCCGAGCAAAAACAAGCCATTAGCGAGGCTGTTAAGGTAGGAACAATTAACTCTTTATATTCTCGAGTATGGAAAGCCAAAAAAAAGTAAGATGCGAAGATTGCGATGGGTGCTGTTGCGATTTCGATGGATGCTGTGAAGAAAAAGGCAGATGTCCGCATCACGACGAACCAGAAGAAACGATGGATATCGAAACCATGGCGTGGTGGGATGCGAATAGCCGAGGCGATGAGGAACGGAAAAGTAAAATGAAGGATGGAATATGAAAATGGACACGCACATATTAAAGTCAAGTTTTGTTTGCCACAATAGTGAAAGATTTTTATTCATTATTGGATTCAAACATTACAATTTTGGCATTCAGATACACAAATGGGGCATTCGATTAATGCTTATTTGGTGGCACATTTGCATACATTTAAACGATTAAAACTATGATACAAAAAAGCGAATTAACACAAGTACCCGTTGAGCAAAGAGTTCCGGGGAGGATTTATGGGGTGGCGGATGGATTGAATGGTGAATTGCACAGAATGGCTTTTCACAAAAAGGGGCACTACGATACTGCTGATGCCAGTTGGACTTACTGGTTCGCCCTACCCGAATCAATGCTACCAGTGCGGGAATTGCCAGACCAGATTAAATTAGACTTGAATGAGTGGAGTTATTCTTATTCGAATAGCGTTATTTTATTGCATCGAAAAAAAATACGCCCTGAATTAACCATCCCATCCGGAACAAAATCGGAGCAGATTGCGGAACTTGAGAAAATTCTGGCTGAATTGAAACAATCATGACCTACCCAGACCTAATTCACAAAATCCGAGCAACACGATTACTACTCGGGTTGAATCAATCGCAAATGGCTGAGAAACTCAACATGACCGAACAGCAATATTCACGAATGGAACGCCAAGTAAATACTTTGAGCGTTCCGAGGCTGATGGAAATAGTTAAGATTTTGGAGATAACGATAACATTGAAATGAACCAGAACCAATTAAAATACCGACTGCGTGATAAGCAGAACCGATTGACTGACACTTGGATGCCAGTTACAAAAGAATTAATCCTGAGCGGTATTCAATATCGTGAAATAGTCGCAATCAGACGAGCAATTGCGTGGAATCTGAGGCGAAAAGGATTGACCTGTGAAGAGATTGGTGCAATTTACAACCAACACCCCAGCACTATTTGTCATGGCTTAGACAAGGTCGATTTAAGTTTGGTGGAAGCGGTTAAGGTGTTTGAGATTTAAAAATATGAGCGAATTATATCATAATCACTTTCAGAATTTCAAGGTATATCAGATACCGAAAGCCCAATTAATTATAGCGGATATTCCGTATAATCTTGGGAATAATGCCTACGCTTCGAATCCTGCATGGTACAAGGATGGAGATAATTCAAATGGGGAATCCGAATTGGCTGGGAAAGAATTTTTCGATACTGATAAAGATTTCCGACCTGCTGAATTTATGCACTTTTGCTCAACCATGTTGAAAAAAGAACCTCCTGCACCAAAGTCAGACGATGGCAAAAGACAAAAATCAAATGCACCCTGTATGATTGTTTTTTGCGAATTTGAGCAACAATTCAGCCTGATTGAGTTGGCTAAAAGATACGGGCTAAACCGATATATTAATTTGGTTTTTCGTAAAAACTTTTCGGCTCAGGTATTAAAAGCAAATATGAAAATAGTGGGCAATTGCGAATATGGGTTATTGCTATATCGAGATAGACTGCCAAAGTTTAATAATAACGGGAAAATGATATTCAACTGCATTGATTGGGAAAGAGATGAAGATTCCGAGAAACTGCATCCAACTCAAAAGCCTGTGAAATTATTGAAGAAACTAATTGAGATATTTACAGACCCGGGAGATGTGGTAATTGACCCTTGTGCAGGAAGCGGAAGTACATTAGTCGCTGCAATTGAATTAGACCGTAAGGCATACGGTTTTGAGATTAAAAGAAACTTTCATGCAGACGCTTCTAAGTGGATTAAACAAACAATTCAGCGTAAGAAGGATATTAAAGAATTTGGATTTAACAAGACCGAAACAGAAAAGGTCGCACCAACACTATTCTAACATGAGCAACGCCTACCATCGTGCCGTTAAACTATGCGGTCAACAAGCAGTCAGTCAGATGCTATCGGATATGATTTACGAAGAACAACGCAGACGATTGCAAGCACTTGCTCCCGACATATCGAAGCGTAAAATTCAAAAGATTGAAGACCTTTCCGAATGGCTTAAATATTACGGATTCACGCCAGAATCAATCCGGTCAAAATGCAGACTACGAAAGATTATAAACATCCGAAAAGCATTGTGCTATTACCTAACTGAGTTGAATAATCTCAGCCTCAAAGACACAGCCAATATGCTCGGGTACATTGACCACACAACGGTAATGCACCATCGGGACGATTTCAGCGGATTAATTTCAATCGGGGATAAAGACGCATTGAAAATGTTGGCAACGCTGGTGAAACAAAATGAAACGGAGGGCGTATAATGAGTATGGAAGATATAAAAATATTATACAACAAAGTTGTCTCTGGCAAATGCTCACCATTGGAAAGATGTTGGGCAATTAGAAATGCAGTAGGGACAATCACAGGAAGGTATGACAAAGCCGATGAAATAGGGGCAATGATATGCGATTTGATTATTCCGTACATGCCAAAAGATAAAATGCTTAATAAGCAAGATGATGACTGCACCGAATATTGGCACTTGGTCAGGTCGTATTTACTTAATGGAAGATAATAATTAACATCCACAAACAACCATGAGCAACCTATCCACACAAGTTCAGGAATTAGAAAAACGCCTCGAATCGATTGAGTACGAGAACGAGAACCTTAAAATCATGCTTTACCGGATGATTGCAAGCAATGAATCTGGAATCGAATTAGTGCCGTATAGCGATTACAAGACAGAACTGATTAAAGGGTGCGAATTTTATACGAGGGATAATTTTCATCATATCGGAGTGAAGTATGCAGACAGGTACAATGTTGAACCCAACAACACACAGGACGAACTATGAAAATGCCCAATTCCTACACCTACCGATTTTATTTTAAATTCGGATTCTTTATGATGACATTTATCTGTGCAGGATTAATCGTAGCATGGATTACAGCCTCAACACAGCGAGATATTGCCAAGACCAATGAAATGTACTGGCGGAAAGAAGCAGTCACGAACAAGGCGTTATATTTGGTTTCGATTCATCAGACCGATTTGGTAATTGACCAGATAACTTCGCAAGAGATGGCGATGTGGGATTTGTATTGTTCTCGAAAAGAATTATTTCGGGAAAATATTGCTCGGAAGGCGATGGAGGATGTAACTAAACCGAGTAAGTAAGCGTAAAAATCAACATGGACACAAAACAGCAATTAGACGATATTCAAAAAGCGATTGATGCAATTAGGGAGAACTTGGGTTTGAACCATTCGGAAAAACCGAATAGTTGCGAACCAGACTACACACACTTACTGCCCGAGGGGTACGAGTTTTGTGCGGAACAAGATGCGGAGAAGTGGGTGAAGGTGGAGATGAGTACAGATATACCTGAATTGAAAAAAGTTGGTTATATCTGGAACAATCCAACTATACCATCCACTAAACGCTACCGACCTGTTCGGAAAATAAAACCCGACTACACACACCTACTGCCATCCGGCTACGAGTTTTGTGAGGAGGGGGAACATGAGAATTGGGTTAAGGTGAAGATGAGACCTGATAGTATAAATCCAAGACAAATCGGAGGGTTATCCAGCGGTATTTGTATACCAGACTTTTGGAAACCCTACTACCGCCCCATCCGCCCTATCAAATACCATGTTGCCGTTCACGAATCGGTAACGGCTGAACCCGACCCTTATCAGGTCGATTGGAGTAATGCTCCGGAGTGGGCTGATGTGCATTGTTTTGATGCAAATGGGAAAGGCAATTGGTACGGGGTAAAGCGTGATTCAGTCGAATGGTATCGTTGCAATATTGGCAATTCTGAATTTACATTACCATCCGGACTTGACTGGAAGCAATCGAAACGACTTAACCCGAAATTGAAATAATGCCTTGCGATTACAAGCAATATCATCCCGAATGGAAAACTCGCATACGCCCGGATATATTGATTCGTGCCGGGAATAAATGCGAGTGCTGTGGAGTGCCAAATTATGCAGTAGGTTATCGCGATTCAGATGGTATATTTCAGCGTACCACAGGAAATGAAATGCACAACAAAGCAGGAAATGGCGAGTTGAATTATAGCGATGCAATGGCAATAATTAAGCATTGTAATGAATCTTGCGATGATAAATTAATTATCATTGTACTCACTATTTCGCACACAGACCACGACATAAGCAATAACGATTACGGTAATTTGAAGGCACTTTGTCAGCGTTGCCATAATAGGCACGATTCGATTTACCGGAGGCGAAAAAACAGGAATAAGAACCAATTAGATTTATTTTAAAATGAGCGACAAAAGAAAAACCGCAGTTGAATGGTTGATTCAGCAATTAACCGAAAGATATGTATCGGATATAACTCCGGAAGAATGGTTCGGAATGAAGGGTCAAGCCAAGGCACTCGAGCGTGAGCAGATTGAGGAGGCGTATTACGAAGGAAAGCAAAATATTCCATCAAAAACACATGATGAATACTACGAACAAACCTATGGCGAATATGACTCCTAAAGAAAAGGCAAAAGAGTTGATTCATTATTATATTAAAGAGTTGTTGAGTGCTAAATATAGTATCAATGGTTTTGTTATAGATGAATTAGCCAAGCAATCAGCATTAATAGCAGTTGAGGAAATACTTAAAAATAATTGCGGAGCGAATACAGATGGACAACAAGCGTACGAAAACGAACTTTATTGCGATGAGTATTTTTGGTATGATGTCAAACAAGAATTAGAAAAGTTATGAAACAAACTAAACTCACTGAAACCCAATACATCCTTGCATTTTATCAGTGCGGAATGTCAATCTACGACATAGCCCAAATGTACGGCAAAGCAGAATCGGTAATATTGAGGATAGTTAAGACTGGCAAGTAACAAATCGAAACGAATAGCGTATAAACTACTATGACATTCACACCATCAACACACCCACTCTGGGCACTTGAATCCGATAATTACTATGCCGGATGGACGCTTACCCGAAACGAAATTCCAAAAGATACCGTACTAATCGACTTGAATCGTAACGAGGTATTCGAAGGCTTCGATTGCATTCCTTTGTCCTGTCTTTATCCTGATTGGTTCATGTCCGACAAAGATACACTCGCCTCAGATTGTGCCGTTATAATCAATCTATACGGTAAGCACTCTCATTATTTCGTGCAGGTATGGGAAATGGTTGATTGGAATAACGAAGCCCTGATTTATCGAATTTCTCCGGGCAAACTTGAATTTAAACGGGTTGACCGATACCCGATTAGTGGGGATGGGTTTTGGATTGGATTAAAACGATGAAAGCACGCCCATCCGACATCCGCCTACGAATCGAGGCAAGGAAATTGAATCGAAGTAAATATTACCCAGACTTCTATTATTTTATGTACAGCAAAGTTTCAAAAATCATTGAATTTGAATTAAACGATTGTAACTAACATGACAAAAACATTTAAACTAACACCCGAACTGACCTGCCCCGAATTGGAGGGGTACAAGTTGCCTAAGATACCAAATTATCAGGATGATGATATTGAGGGGATGGCTGAATCCCAATACGGAACTGACATTGATAGCATCAGAGGGGGTAATCCATACGACTTAAATAAAGATTTGAAAAGTGGCTTTGTTAGAGGTTACTCCAAAGCCCGTGAGAAGTACGAGTTTACCTTGTACGATATGGCTCAGGCATTCGCTTACGGTAGAACACTTGAGCCATTTGATTCATTTGATGACTTTATCGCATCCCTCCGCACCCCACGCATCCCGATTGCGATTGAGGTGGAAATGGTGGAGGAATTTGAGATGGTAAGTGGTAATCATTATTTAATTCCCGCCACGCACCCAGACGGAACGGTGAAAGGAGTGTGGGTTTATGAGTAATTGTATTAATTAATTCAACACCTTCCTCAGCCAAGCATTGCCAACAAACGGAGCAAGTATTGGCATCCACCAGCACGATTCTAATTGCCCCAGAGCGATTAACGCCACATTGAAACATATTAGTTCAAGCCAAGCATTCTGGCACAATATACACAACCCTAATGGCTTTGACCAGTGCTTGTCTTGATGTTTGTGTAACCACCTGCCATATCGCTGAAATATGTGGTTCGGTTGAATCCAAACCTCGAACGCATACGACACGCACGAAACTGCAAAACTGAAAGACAGCAGGATAAATAAATTAATCGCAAAATCGAGCATAAATTATACTGGAATGTTTGTGAATTGAAACCAGATATGTCCAGCCGAATCGTTGATGTATGTATTGGTCAATGTTCGATTGGCTGTGGGTATTTTAATGCGAACCATTACGGTCGCATCGTCTGGAAAATTATTAGGTATAGCAATCTGTGCACCCAATACAGATATAACTACTTGGACGCTGAATACACCGTTTACGAGTGCTTCAAATGTGTAACTATCGGCATCAGGATAAACCATACCGGGGATAGGAATAGTTGTTTGGGTGGCTGGGAAATTACCCAAGTTCAATGTGCTAAAAGTATTCATAATTATATCAGTTCAGGTGGATTACGACAATCGGAAAACTCTCTGGCAAAGGTAACATTTATATCAATTGCGAATGATTGAATTTCGGGCATGTATGAGCGTAACTCATTACCTGTATCCGCCTCGTTGAAATTAAAGTAATCGTACTGAATTGACGCTGGGTCAATCTTGATAGTATCAATCGTTCCGAACGGTGGGATGAATGTGCCCATAATAGTATTTACCGTATAATCTCCCACCTCGTATTGATTATTTGCAGTAAAGATAAACACACCTTTGAGCGTGATTGATTGCTCGAATCGTTCCTGACAAGAACCTTGTCGGTCGATTGGTCTGAATGTGGATTTCTCCAATTCCTCATATCTCAAATAAAACCAATTGCCTTGAGTGTCGATGTTTGGGAATCTAACAAGTTCGGAATTGTCATCCATACGACGCAGGAAGATATTACCTGTGTCGGGTTCACGAAAACAGAAGTCATATCCAACAGGGAATATTACATTGTTTTGCTCAATCTGTTGGCGTATGGATGAGATGATATAAATAGTTTCTGATGTCATTTTTTCTTTCGTTTCTTAGGCTTGTATGTTCCCATTCTTAACTGCTTTGCTCGTGCTATTCTTGCTCGTTCTTTTGCCTTCGCCTCGGCTTCTTTCTTCTTGGCTAATGCGTTTCTGGATTTAATTAAAGAGGCTTGTTTTTTATCAGCGATTGCTCTTCTTTTATCATATTGAGATTCTTCAAATTTCTTTTTATTTTTTAAATCTGCCAATCGTTCTTGAGATTTCTTTAAACTTGCCTCTCGTTTGGAAATTAATTCTTTTTGCTTTTTTACAGCGTCTTTGGTTTTTGCTTTGCTCTGAATTTGCTTGGTTAATTTGGCATTGGTTGAAGTTTTTGATTTCGCTTTTTTCTTCTTCGCCTTATTCCTTGCAATACTTTTTTCCGTTGCTGATTTACCGATACCAGACACACTCGGCATATTCGGGAAACTCTCCAACGCCCCTGTAAATACCTTAGCAACATCAATCGCAATTTGTCGTTCCATTTTTGATATTTCCTTTTGATTCAAAGGGAATATCGGTTCGCCTACCTGCACATCCGATGTCTGTTGCCACTCGGCTATCTGTGCTGTATCGGCATTATTAAAGCCGTAGGTAACTTCTTTTTCCGCAGTTGATAAGATACTAAGCGAATAGAATAAATCGCCCGTAAAAATCAGGTCTTTCCAGTTTGTTTGCAAGCCTGCATCGGTTCGTAATTTTTTATACGGAGCAGACCTATATCGCATCTGTTTGCCCGCAGTTGTTTGCCCCCGATTAAACACCCTTACCTGCATTTCGGAAGACCCGATATTAGTCGCATTGATTAATATCTTGCCTATGTTTTTCGTCAACGCCTGCTTAGCGTTTGACAATGCTTTCTCGAACTGCTCAGGCGTTAAGTTAGCCATAGTCTAACGAATCGTAATCCAGACTTCTTTGCCCGAATTAATGGCGTTTCGAATTTTTAAAATCAGGTTATTCGTTGCAATTCTGGAACTGAATACACCGCTATCGTTTCGAGTTGAACCGCATAAGATACAGCCCTCCGTATCTGCTTCGGTATTGCCTGAATGAATGCGAACGCCCTCGTAATTCGGCACATTCAAAAGCAGTGGCAATTCACGCTTGAATCGATTTGACAAAGTAATTATAACTCGATACCTGCCTTTCGGAATAGCCGTTTCACCTTTAATCTTTTTATCCCTGACAGCATCCTCACAAGTGAAGCACTCGAATACATTGTCAGCGTATAACTTACCCAATGTTCTTGTCGGTAAAAATGCATCACGAGTTAAAACCAATTCCATTTTTTTCAAATTATTTACGCTTAGTTTTAGGCTTAGATTTGCCAGCCTTTGATAGAGCGATTGCAACTGCTTGTTTTTGTGGCTTTCCACTTTTTATCTCAGTCTTTATGTTTGACGAAATAGTCTTTTGCGAATATCCTTTTTTCAGTGGCATCTTAATTATTTGGTTTATCTTGTTCAACTCCGAACGCCTGCGATACAGCACTAACGAGTGTTGTGATTGCCGTACCGTAAACCACTGCATTAGTCGCAACGGTAACAACAGCAACAGGTAACGATAGTGGAAGCGTTGCGATTGCACCACCCACGACAACTAATGCACCGCCTATTTTTAATGCAGTGTTGCGAATCTTCTTAGCCCAATTAGGAGTAGGGCTTTCCATTGTTCCGAATGTAATCTTGCTCATAATTTATCTCCTATTTTTTTTGCTTTTGACTTGACTGATTTCGTACCAACACAGCCCCACATATTTCGGGCTAATTTATTTGGAACGCCTGAACCTTTAATCTTTGCCGACCTTGCACAATAGGCATCGCCTCGAGGCGTTCCGGGGCTTACCTTGGCGTTTGCATCGCCAGCGTGATATGTTTTGCCACCGACCTCAACAGACCACTTCTTTCCCTTTGCAGAACTACTTTTTATCGTTCCCATTGTTATCGTTTAACTCCGGGTATTCTTACCGTTCCCGGTCTGGGTGCTGGTCTGCCTGTGCTTGGTCTTGGTTGTGGTCTTGAACCACCGCAGGAAGCACAACCTGCATACATTGGAAGCATTAAGTTTTTCATCTGTAATATCCTTTAGATTGCCTTTGAGTTTCAGCGTAGCGAGTTCCATTACACGCTATGCAATTCGTTCTGGGTCTTGACAGCATCGTTCTTGCTTCGACCCGTAATATTTCCATCCTGCGTTCGTAATCCAATTCGAACTTATTCCGCAGTTCAATCTTTTCCTCTTTGTTGTGAATGGTCTTAGAATTGGCACGACTTGTATTAATTAACTCGTCCAATAAATCAACACCTAAGCGATACATGCACGCCTGCTGGAAACTAACACTATTCCGAAAGATACAGGCTATTTGGCTTTGGTCGCACTGGTATTGAGCCTCAGCGATTATACCGAAAGTATTGTCAACTGCAACAGAACCATCCCAACCATAAACACGCCAAGCACCAACGCTCGATTCATTGTAAGGACGATTGCAACAGCCTCCTACCTTTAAATCAGCAGTGTCAATGGATGTATTATCCATGGTCAAAAACACCTCGCCACCATCGGTAATAAAGTCGGTATTAATTTCATAAGGCACACCAGCCACAACCGTTTCTGTATAGGTCTTAACCTGACCGATATTGTCCGAAATTGTTACCGTTACTGAACCACTATTATTTACCAATACTTTTATATTTGGCACAACAAGAAGCCCGTAGTCATCATTCTTTTTACGAACGAATTTAATACCCCTGTTGAGCGGAGTTGTCGTGTTGTATGTAATCGTATTGTTTGGATATTTTCCAGCCTTCATACGGTCTATAATTGAGTTCTGTCGGAAGTCTTGGATAATCCATTGCGACAACTCAGCCACGACCATGTTCATACTGAAACTAACCTTATCTTGAATAAAATCGCCTGTTGTCTGCCAGTCCGAATCGGTCATTGCAATAATATCCGCTCTTGATATGCCCGGTAACGATTCAACATAAAGATTGAAATCACTCGGAACATTCCAAGCAGGATTGTTTGACCCAATTATATTACGAAGGCAGTTTATCAGGTTCATATAAATATATTACCGAATACTCTTTGTTATGTAGCACTTCAACCAACTTGTTTTGATTCGAAGCAACCTCAAATATTTTATCAAATAACTCATCTGGCAAAAACTCTTTAATGTGGATTGAGTTGTTCCAGTGCAAAGTAAAATAAACACCAGAACCATCGTGCAAGCCTTTCCAAGTCTTGTCGACTACCTCAATGTTTTTATCTTGCTTTACTTCCCATAATCCCGATTCAATTCGAGCAGTGTTGTATCGCTTCAAAGCCTTGCCAGCCTTGCATAAGGCAAGAAACTGCACCTCGTTGGGAAGAGGTAACATGCGAACATGATACCCCGACCCTTCGAGTGTGTCAGCAACCATCCGGAGGGCTTTCGCCACCCGGATGTTTACCGTTTTGTCAGAGTAATTTAAAACCACGATTAGGTCGCAGCATTAAATTTGAAGATACCATTTACACCCAACAACGGGTCACCTGTGCGGTAATTGTTGTTGTACAATGCAGTGATAGCGTAATGCAAAGACAACTGAGCATTCCACTCGTCACAACCTTGTGGCTTGTAGATTTTGAAGTCGTAAACCAATCCCGGAATCAATGGGTCAACGATAGTTGAACGAGTTTCAGTTTCGGTCAATGTTTCGTATTCGCCCAAGTAGAACGGTACTGGAATGAATTGCAATGCACCAGCCTCAAGAACATAGAAGTTGTTGTTTGCGAGTGCTGTTGTCAATTGGTCATCCTCGAAATATGCGAACTGACCAGCCTGCATCATGTCGATACCACCGTTGTTACAGCATCCGATTTTCTGCATCTTGGTATAGGTACGAAGGTCACCGTTACCGATAGCCATTGGAAGACCTGATACACGAGCATCGCTCAAAGTGTTCAACATCGTAGCCTCACCAATGTAGTTACCTACGGTGATACCACCTGTTGCGATTGGCTCAAGTAGATTCAATGCGATTGGGGATGTTCCAGAGTTAGTACCACCAGCATAATTACCAGAGTTTGCAAGCATCTCGGTAATGATGTCGTTGTTGATGTACTGACGCATCGCATCAAGGCGATTAGCAATGTCCTTAGTCACCCAAGAATTGCGACCTTCGCAAAGTTCACGAATGCTCTCCTCAGTGTATTTGAACTGCTGAGATGCTTGGAATCCGATTGTAACATTCTCTGCGAAGTTATCGGATTCATCGAAAGGACCGTTCAAGCAAGAATCAATCGTGGATGTTACCTCGTTGATTGTTGAACGCTTTTGATACATTACCTGAACGGTTTTGATTTGTCCATTCTGGCGATTCAATGGAACGATGTTCACATTGTAGCGATTGTATTGGTCGCTTACGGCTCGTAGAGTTCCAACCTGACTTGATTTGATGGCAGGTGTATGCTCATTAGCCAAATTTAGTAACTGCTCGTTTATAGCCGGGCAAATTGCGGAAAATGACATGATAAATAAGTTTATTATTTGCGTTTGAAATCCCTCGTCTGTTGTGGGTTCGAGGGGATAACCCTAATGCGGATGGACGCCTCCTAAGCCTGATTGGCATCAGACAATACAAAGATAAATATAATTTCGATAAAAACAAAAAACCCGACATTAGCCGGGTTAGTTGTGTTTGAGCATTAGTAAAATTTATCCGTTCAATCCAGCACGCTGTTTCATCTCAGCGACCCTTTGTGCCGATTCCTGTTGCCACTTGCTGATTTGATTCTTAGCAGGTACAGGCTGTGTGGTAGCAGGTGCTACATTGCCCTGCTTCGGTGGTTGTGGGTCACCGTTCGATTCTTTGAATATCTTAGATTCTTTACCCTCGATAACAATCAGTTCAGACAAGGTCAATTCTTTTTTGTTCTTGTCGTAAACCTTTGCACCGTTCAAATCGGTAACAACTGCTGTACCTGAATCGTCAACTTCAACTTTATATTTCTTGTTGAAATCCTGAGTGAATCCGGGTACGACATACTGACTTGCACCGATTAAAGGATGTTTGCTAACCTCGGCTTGAATTGCCTGATTAACTTTGAACGAACGAATAGCCGATTCAGATTCGGATTTGATAGAAGGAATAACGGTTTCTTCAAAATCTTTTACCCGATTTTCATAATCGATAATCGTTTGCTTGGCTTGGTTCAATTGCTCCAATAAATCTTTGTTGCCCGACTTTTCGCTTACTCGGTCGTTGACTAATTTTAGCACGCCTTGGAAATCCAATTCTTTAATTTCGGCTTCGGTTAACCCGAATTGTTTCTTAACGAAGTTCTTTGCTTCGGCATAGGCAGAACCCTTTCCAGCCTTGTGTATTTCATCCTTGACACGCTCTTTATAATAATTTGTAAAATGGTTTTCGGTCAAGTCCACAAGACTGGAAAGGTCTGTTTCCTCATTGGCAGTTTCGATTGATGTAACTACATCCTCAGGAACGCCAATAGTTTTTAAAAATTCGATTGCTTTACTCATGATTGCTGACGGTTAATTTACTCGATTACTTCTTTTGACTTCTTTGCTTTTTTTGGTTCATCCTCAACTAAAGAAGGAACGATTTCGAAATCAGAAAAACCGTTTTTCTTTAATGCTTTTTGACGCTCAAAAAAATGCTTAGAAAGAACTACTTGCTTGCCTGTCTTGGTGTCCTGAACCAATACCTGCTTTTCGTTTAATTTCTGCATAGTAAATTAAATTAGAATGTACGCCAAGTGCTTGTTGTTCTTACTTGAAGACTATCCAAAGTCGTGTTGAATATAACCGTTCCTGCTGGTACTGTTCCCCATAAAAGTAGGCTATCTCTAACTGCTGTGGTTACATTTAATTGACGCAAATTAACTGGATTGAAATAAGTGGCATTCAACCAAAGTGCAGTTGCATTAGTAATACCCAATTGACGATAACCAAAGAAGAATCCTGTCTTGCGATAACGAGTAATTACGGTCTGGGTTTTTACATTCCGCAAATAAACCATTGTGTCCGCACCTGCTGTGCTGTAAACGGCTTCAATGTTTCCAAATCCATTATACTCGAATGGATTAATAACGAGATTACCAGACTTCTGACTGCGAATTGTAATAACGCCAGTCGATGTGTTTTGAGATACGGATAGCGTATCTTTTGTTTGACCGCTCAAACCTGCAAAGGCGAACAGCATCAAACTGATTGTTAGGAAGATTGCTTTTTTCATTTTAATTTATTGTTGTTTTACAAAGTTACGAAATAATTATTCCCATTCGTTTATCTTGTTTTCAATCACCTGCAAACGCTTTTCGATTGATTGAATATTGCCGTTAATTAATCCTTGTTGTTTGGCTTGCTCAACTTTAATATCAACAAGGTCTTGTTGAATATTATCAATTCCGGTAATTAATCGCATCATAAAGAATGCAACTACGGCAAGGGCTATCGGAAAGGCATAGGCTTTGATTCTATCAATTAGAATGGCTTCGGTGTTACTCATTTTCATCAGGAGAGATAAATACTGGAATGGCTTTGTGTCGGCAATTGAAGCCTCCACGATATGTGCAAAATGATTCTTTTGTTGTTGCTGGGTTCATGCCTGAACCGTTATTAAATGCCCAATTAATTTCACTTTGAAGTTTATCAATTGGGATATTACTTTGATACTTTCCAACCCACCTTACACACTGCGGTCGGCTGTCACCAATTAGACTGCCTATGTATCGAATGCTGTTTGGCTTGTACTCAGTTCTGAATCTATCGTAAATCATGCCATCGTACTGCATAATTCCATCCTGAGCCCATACATTAGCATATCGAGCCATTCGGTTAAACTTATCTTTGTCCGATGCAAGTAGGAACTCTCTTAAACGATTCTTGGTATCCGTTACCTTAGCACCTGCGAACACATTACGATTAATAGCATCTCGAATTGGTTGTCTTATTTCCGCAGTCAATCCAGTGCCAGTCATATTCTGAACAATCGTTTCAGTCTGCATCAAACGAATTTGACTTACACCTAATTTATCAAAATCAAACGAGAAGGTGCTGTTATATTGTCGCAGTACCATCTCGCTTAACTTTTCAATTTCGGGCAGGCTTCGGACAATTTCGGACACGCTTGCTGGGTAGGTACTTGCGTTGATTGCTTTGGCAATTTCTGCGTCCAATCCGGTAAGCAGTCGGCTGTTCTGCTCTGATAGTACGAAAGTTCCATCAGACAATTGAAAGCCATCCAAGTATTTGTCCAGTAACTTAATGATTCTCGCAGTGGCATTGTCTGCACCTTTACGGGCGTTGTCAACCAAGTTATCAATGAGTAAGTCGATTTCATCCTCTGGCTTCATTACTCGGCAAACTCAGGTACAATTATAGTCGTAGCAGGTGGCGGAACGATTACATTGAACTCGGCTTCCATCAATTGAAGCACATCAACCTCTTCCATTTCGTAGACATCATCTCGCTCCATAACTCGTTCGAGAATGTAGTAACAATATGCATGCTTCTGAACACTTCTGGTATCAATCGCACCCATCCGTTGCATACGCTCGATGTCCTCCATGGATTGACCGTATAACGGGTCAAACTGAACCATTAACTCGATTATTTCACTCGCTTCGGCTTTACCCGAAAAGCGTTTTTTCATCAAGTCTTTTTGGGCTTTGACTTTGACCGGAATCGGTGCGTTTGCTTCGTTCAGTTGTTTCAATTCCTCAATTATCATACCTTCATCACGAATAGCAAACGATGTCGGCTTGACGATAATTGGAGGCTCAGGATTAACGATATTCCGCAACCTAATCAAGTAATTCAGATGGTTGAAAATGATATGGTCAAAGATATGATTGCTCATTGCCATAATCATTGCGTATTTGCCCTCTCTATCAACCTTCTTAGCCTCGCCTGATTGTGCTGAATCAGTGAACAATTGATACAACTCCAACTCGGCTTTGTGTATTAATGTTTCCCAAGCCTTTTGCATGTATTCCAATCCTTCGACTGGTGGCGATACATACGAAACTGGGTCATCAATTAGCGTTTGATTTTCAAGCGTAGTTGAATCAGGTACTTTGATTTGATACACTCCGAATGGGCTTCTAACCAACACGCCTGAACCGTTGCAGGTATTGCAGTTGTTGCGTGTATCGTTACCCAAACTATCTGTACCCCATACTAATCCATTCTGACACCCCTCAGCAGTACAGGGCATTTGCTTCTCAACTCGAATCGGATTCGAAGTCATTACCCTCGCACCTTTCCAGTCATCAAATGTCTTTAACGCCTCGTTTGCATAACCAACAAAACCGACAAAGAACGATTCCATGTAGTCGACAAATTGAGGCATGAAAGTATTCTGCAACAAGGCTGAACCGCTGTTGAATGTGTAAGGAGACCAACCCATGTAAGTTGATTCACCCCATACCGCTTTGCGTGTCTTGTAGTCGTATTGTCCGATTGCAGATTTACGAAACCCACCATTCAACACAATAGGCAACTCACCTAAGTTGTGCCGATACATAAGTTCCGTACCGAATGTGGACTTGTTGTCTGGCAGTTCGATTTCGTAGTGCCTGTAATAAGCCTCCTTGTCGATTGTGTAGAATATCCGCCCTGTTGTACCAGAATTTAAGTAGAAGCGTTCTTCTGGCTTATAAAAGGTAATTCTGTCCTTTGTAAGTCGAGTTATACAAACAGAATAAATCTGGTATGGATATAAGTCGACCTTTTGTGTTGGGTCTGTCGTGCCCTCTCCGAATGGCATCCAAGTAATGTATCCGTTTGGGTCATCAATTATACGCTCGCAGGCAATTTTGAAAATATACTGCCAGTAATCGTACCCAGTGCCGTAACCCTCGGACATACCAAATACAGGGCGTTCAATGTATTCTTCCGTATTTTCATCGACCTTGTAACTAAACTTAGCCGAACCGATAGGACTGAACACCTCGTTCTTTGCCCGACTGATTGCCCCTTTTGTAATCGCCTCGAAATTAGCAAGACGATACCGATAGATATCGTCCGCTTCGTTCGGGCGTTGCAGGTAGAGCAGTTTACCCGGATTATGTCCTTGAGTATGGACAATCATCGAATAATACTGCTCTGCCCAACGCAGATAAGCATCTGGTCGTTCTTCAGGGTCGAAGTCGAACCCGAAACCCGTATCAATAGGCTCTATTGCCATTTACGGGTGGATTAAACTAAACCTAAATCAAGAACATATTGAGTACCCATAGTCAAGCCTTGGTACATCACTTGAACATTCATGAAGCGAGCATCCTGACTGTTATCAGGTACATTCACATTCATCATCAGAGTAAAGTTTTCAACCAACCAAGAACGACCATCGCAAGAACCGTAAACCAAATAGTACTTAGATGGGTCTGCTTGAACATCGTTGTAGAATGCTTCTTTCTCGAATACAAGTGGTGAGCCTGTTTCGGTAAAGTTATAATCTTGGAAGTTCAATGTCCATACACGACCTAACAGCGTTTCTGGGTCGCAAGAGCCGATACGCTTAGTTGTGT